GATCTTGACAAATGCTTTGAAGAGGTGCATAATAGTAACATGAGCAAACTTGGCGAAGATGGTAAACCTATCTATCGTGAAGATGGTAAAGTATTGAAAGGTCCAAACTATTGGGCTCCTGACTTGAAGAATGTATTATATAATGGCTAATATAAAACGTGGAAATAATGGTGTTGCGTATCGATATGTAAAATCAGGATTAATTAATACGTTATACGGAAAAGATATACGCAGATGTCAATGTAAGACGTGCAAGCGTAGTCTTCCAGAATCCGAGTTCTATCATCGTAAGAATGGTGATCCGCTTCGTGATTGTATTAGTTGTGATGATGCCCGCCGACTGCTTGCCGGTAAGATTCAACGGCGGCGTGAAAAAGGTGTTTATGTTGATAAAGAACTACAACCTATTTCTACTTTAGAAAGTTTTATATAATGGCTAATCATGTAACTTCTTATATTACTTTTGAGAACTTGTCTGAAGAAGCAGAAAATTTCCTAGAAAATATGAATGAGGAAACTCTTCTTCAAGAACTCTATTCGGATCATGATAACTCTTATGATTGGTACATCGATAATGTCGGTGCAAAGTGGTTGACATTTGATGATATTGATTCTGCTAATATCTCATGCACTTCTGCTTGGTCGCCTCCTGTTCAATTCTATGATAAACTTCATGAAAAGTTAGTTGAACTTAATTCACCAGATGCTGTAGTTTGGGTAACTTACGAAGACGAGATGCCTAACTTTATTGGCGTATATGGTCTGGGTAAAGATACAGATTACGAAGAAGAACTTAGTGAAGAATACTACGAAGATGTTTTGGGTATGCTTCCGTATGATGAAGTATCTGAAGAGTTCAACGATGGCAGCGATGATCGCCCTAATTTTTGGGAAGAAGTTCAAGATTGGTTCTCAAAAGAATATGATTGCTTCAAAGAAAGTTTTTAAATTAAATGAAATACGAATCGTATACTTTAAATGATGTGAAGAAAGCATCATCACAAAAATTATTTACTGTTATATCAACTTTTGCTGGTGCTGGTGGTAGTAGCACTGGTTATCGACTTGCTGGTGGTAATATACTTCTTATCAACGAATTTGTTGAAGCAGCAATTGAATCATATACAGCAAACTATCCAGATACTCCTGTTCTTGTTGACGATATTAAAAAATACTCTGGAGAAGACTTTCTCAAAATGGTTAATCTCAAGCCAGGAGAACTTGACATTCTTGATGGTAGCCCTCCTTGTTCTGCCTTTTCAATCGCTGGTAAAAGAGAGAAAGGTTGGAAAGGTTATGTATCTGATAACAGATTGACATACTTTAATGATGAAGGTGAGTTAGTAACAGAGGGTGAGTTAGTCGAGAAGACTGGCATCAAACAATATTCCGACAATAAGATAGTTGAAGATATTGAAGATTTATTTTTTGAATATGTTCGTATAGCAAAAGACATTCAACCAAAAGTTATTGTTGCTGAAAATGTCAAGGGTATTACATTTGGTGAAGCAAAGAAAAAACTCACTGAAATATTATTATCTTTTGAAAAGATTGGATATGAAGTTACATACAAAGTATTGAATGCAGCACATTATGGTGTCCCGCAAGCAAGAGAACGTGTTATCTTTATATGTGTCCGTAATGATGTGTGTGAAAAAATTGGTCTGAACTTTCTCAATCTCAATAGTATTTTTCCTGATGAAAACTCTAAATTTGTCAGTCTAAAAGAAGCAATAGACAATGTTGAGAATGATCCAGAAGAAGTTCAAATGTTGCGTGATTATGTACAATCAGGATTTCAGAAAAAATTTATTTGTAGATTACCTATGAATCCAACAAAACATAGCAAGCCTTCAGACAAAGAACATAAGTCTTGGAATCCAAAAGGTTCGTGTTTCAATATGATACGACCAGCACCACAGTTACCATGTCCAACACTAACTCAACAAGGACAACAAAAAAGTGTATCTGGTGTGTTTCATTATAATGATGACCGTAAGTTTACCATCAAGGAATTAAAAATAATTATGTCACTACCAGAAGACTATATATTGACAGGAGATTTCGATAAGCAAGCCGAGCGTATTGGTCGCATGGTAGCACCAAAGATGATGGCAGCGGTTGCGAGTTCGATTTATGAAAATGTGATTAAACCATATAATGAGGTTATTTAAATGGCTGACTTTACTTTTGCACATAGGCAAGAAGGGTTTGACGAACATATCAACTGGTCCATTCGTGGTTACGGTGATCTATTAAGTGATGTGATTGCGTTCTCTCGTTACTTTGTTGAGAATGATACCAATGTAGTTGACATCGGTTGTTCGACTGGTAAACTCACAAAAGCACTCATGGAATATAATAATGAAATCGCTCCAACTGCACAATACGTTGGAGTTGAAATTGCTGAAGGTTTCATAAAAAATTTAAAAGAAAGAAAAAAAGAAATCGGTGAGAATGCTGAATTTGTATTTGATGATATTCGCAACTACGAGTTTGAAAATTGTTCTCTTGTTACTTCTCTGTTTACATTACAATTCATGCCTAAAAAAGATCGTGGTAATGTAATTCAAAAAATATACGATGGTCTAAATGATGGCGGTGGGTTTATATTCTCTGAGAAAATCGATTCTGAAAATAGTCGTATGCAAGATATGATGACATTTAATTATTACGATTATAAACGTCAAAAATTTAAATATGATGATATTATGTCTAAAGAACAAACACTTCGCCATATGCTAAAGCCTAATACCTGGTGTGAGATTGAAGAAATGATCTACTCTGCAGGATTTAAATCTGTAGAGCAGTGCTGGCGTAATTATAATTTTCTTGGAGCAATCGCAATTAAATAAAAAAACACTTGACTTTATTATCAAAACAAAGTATAGTTAGTATACTAGATATTGACACTTGATAAGGAATTTATATTATGTTTATGTCTGTTGAAAAAACGCACTCTTATTATTGCAACACTGATAACACTACTCTTCGTGAAATCACTGAGGAGGATTTGAAACGAAATGCAAAATCTTCAGATTCTGTGAAGGAACTTGAAACACAAGGTTTTATTAGTGATTGTCAAGTTCGAATTTTAAATCCAAATGACATCACAGTACGTGCAGAAGATAATGCTGCTCAATCAATAGGAAATACACCAACCCAAATCAAAGAATTTAAAGTGATATTTTCTGAGAAACGATTTGATCCATATGTTGATCTTTTGCCTATTGTTTTGTTTAATAATGAAAAGTTCATAACTTGTGGTGGATACAAGAGGATTATTGGAGCACAAGAAGCTTCTGAAACTGATAACAGTATCACAATACCTTGCATTGTTGTAACTCCAAGTGATGACTGTGATGTAAAAAATCTTCAACAACGCTTGAATATTATTGAAAACCAAAAACCTAATAACGAAAATTCGAAAAAGACTTTTAATACTGTAGAGAGTCATAGTAACGTTGTTCTAAAAGATATTCAGCGTCAAGGTAAAACAGTAGAGAATTTTTCTGATGATGATCTTAGATCATTCATAAAACCATATTCTCCTTCAAAAGATAAAATCAGCTATGAAAGCATAATAAATTGTATTCGAAAAAGCACTGGAGTTGAAGTTCCTGAATATACAAAGACAAATGAATCTAAAGAATTAGTGACAATTGATCTTTTAGAAAAAAGAAATTTGGAAATGCGTCCATATGTTATTTGTTATGATGTCAAAGGAAAGATGAAAGCTGAACAAGATAGATTCTCTCACCTTATTAAAGGTCTCAAGACAATGATTGATCGTCCAAAATTAACGCATCTTGTGATTGTAGTACAACACACCGGAGTAACACCAGATCAAGCACGAGAATTCAATGAACAGTATTTACAGTTCGAAGCTACCAATGGCACTGCCAATGACTTATATGTCGGTAAAGAAGATAAAACACTCCCAGTTCCAGTAATTTTTGGTGTTATCAATAATAAAAAAATCACTTATGTTGACGGATCTCTAGATAACATTTCACAAATAAGGACTGTTTGCTAATGGATTTAAAACCGGGATTTTTTGAAGAACGTACTCTGAAAGCATTATATCGATTTATGATGAATAATGCTGAATTTTATGAAGAGGAAGATCGTCTACAAAGGATTGCTGGTATTCGTCTCCTTGAACATGGTATGTTTTATACTGCTCTTAGTGATGTGAAAATAGATACTGGATTAATTTCAGATAAAGCTGTTGATCTTTTAGCAGAAAGTAATTCAGATAATGAGTTAACAAAGGATCATATATTTTCTCCTCAAAGATATGCTCGTTATTTCTTTAAAAACATCATGAACATGAGTTTTGAAGAATTCTTAATACTCATTGTTCCTCTTTGTTATGTTATAAAAGTAACAAAGAAAGAAAATAATGAATTGATGAACTTAGAAAAAAGAAATAAAAAAAACAATAAGTTTGTTATAGATAAGTATGAACAAATGGGAATTACAATTAGACGAGGTTATCGTAAGTATAATAAGATACCAGATGATATATTGGACACTATGCCATCGATTTTAAAAGAAATGAACTATGACTATGATATCTAATCTTTTACAAAACTATGTAGAAGTCAATGTGCCGGACAGTAAAGTTGCTCTTTTACTGTCCGGTGGTGTTGACTCTATATCTGTAGGTTTTGTCGCACAACGTCTTGGTAAAAAAATTCATGCATACAGTTTTAGATTAGACACACACGAATCATATGATTTTTTGAAAGCAAAAGAAATTAGTGAAACTTTTGATTGGGAATTTACTGGTGTTGTCATTCCCACCAAAAACATTGAGGCAGACTTTCATCATCTTACTCGTCTTGGCTGTTCAAAGAAAAGTTCATATGAGTGTAGTTATCCATTTATTCATGTATATCCAAAGATACAAGAAAATTATGTACTCAGTGGTTGGGCAGCCGACGGCTATTATGGGCTCAGTAAAACAGCAATGATTCATTATAAACATACAAAAGAAAAGTTTGATGAATTTAGAGACAAATATTTTGCACCTGATAAATGCGCTAATTATATTTGGCTTAAAAAAATATCGGACTTAGAAAATAAAATCTTTATCACGCCGTATCTTTCAACTGAAGTGAAAGATTTTTTCTACAGTATGGATTGGGAAGAAGTCAACAAACCATTCCAGAAACACCATGTTAGAAATGCGTTTCCAGAATTTGAGAAAATAGGTAAAGTTAAGAAACATTTAAATTTACAAATCGATTCTGGTGTGTCAAAACTATTTGATACATTAATACAGAATAAAAATATTAATTTAAAAAACAGAACGAGAATTATTGATATAGCTAGAGATTGGAATGTGTTTTGGTTACACCTTTCAGAGATGGATAATGCAGAAGAATATTTGAGAAAATATGATTACTTTAAATGACATCAAAGAAGCGATTGAATATACAGAGTATGGAGAACAATACAAAAGATTTTTCATTGATCTGTCTAATGAAAATCTAGGTAGCAAGACATATTCTCTATTGACAACTAATAGAAAATGTGTTAAATTTTTATTAGATTATTATGGTATATCAAGTTTAGATATGGAAATGTTATTTAACCGTGTATCTAATGACCCTGATATCAAAGATACTAATAGCCATTTGTTTAAAGAATTGTCAAATGTTGTTAATGGAACATGGAAACAGGGTGAAGAAACTGAAGATATTGTAGTCAGAGATTTGAAGAATAATAACAGCATTGCTTCCGTTAAAAGAACAGGTGGTTTGTTTTCAAAAAGAGATATGATTGATAAAGTTGATATTGAATGTATATTAACGAATGGTAAGCAATTAAACATACAAGTAAAACCTTGGAATGAAAAAATAACAGAAAAAGATAGAATGTCGAAAGCAGATGTTTTTGCGTTTGTTTCTGGTAATGAAATTCAATACAAAAAAAATATTTGAATGAAATTGATTACGAATTGGAAAGAACTGAATGATAGAGTATAAATATAATGAAGGTGAAATCCTTCGCCAACTGCAAGATTATATTGATGGTACTTATGGTGAGCATTATTCTACAAACAAATATCAAGCAACTGAATTCATTATTGACGGTGGTCATGGTGAAGGATTCTGCTTGGGTAATGTGATGAAGTATGCTCAACGATATGGTAAGAAAGATGGATATAATCGCAAAGACCT